ATCTAACGTCAGCCCTTCCACTGGCTCAGGGTGGAACTGGTAGTGTTACACAGAATTTTGTGGACTTAGTTAATCCACAGACTATTTCCGGAACTAAGACTTTTTCAACTTCCCCTAGTTTACCCGCGCCTGTTAACGCGGGAGACGCAGCCACAAAGGCTTATGCTGATGGTATCTCTGCTGGTGTGTCTGTAAAGATGTCAGTGGCAGCGGCTACTACAACAGCTCTTCCAACAAATACATATAACAACGGTATAGCCGGTGTAGGGGCAACCCTTACTGCCTCAGCGGTTGGTGTACTTACAGTAGATAGTTATACTGTTCTTCTGAATGACCGTCTTATTGTAAAGAACGAAGTAGCTCCAGCAAACAACGGTATCTATACAGTTACCACTTTAGGTACTGCCAGCGTTGCTTATGTTCTTACTCGCGCCACAGATATGAATACTCCAACTGCTGTAGTAGCTGCGGAAGCTCTTGTCAATAACGGAACAGTAAATGCTAAGTCCAGTTGGATTGTTACTGGTTCTGCTCCTTATGTTATCGGCACAACAGCTATCAACTGGACTCAGTTCACCAGCCCTGGAACTATAACTGCTGGAACTGGTATCACTGTTGTCGGTAGTCAGGTAAGTCTTACAACTCCTGTATCGGCTGCTAATCTTCCTGCCGCTACAACCAGTACTTTGGGAGTAGTTCAGTTAACTGGAGATTTGTCGAATGTTGCTAACTCTCCTCAGGTTGTGAGTACTCATTTGAGTTCTGCGTTGCCAATGGCTCAGGGCGGAACAGCGGCTACAACAGCTATTGGTGCCAGAACTAATTTAGGATTAGGAACGGCAGCTATAGCCAATATTGATCTTACTGGTACTGATATTGCTAATCTTGGTTCACAGGCTGCCGGTGGAACAGGTCAGCTTGCTGACGCTGGGCACATACATAATATGCCTAGACTGGATCAGGTGAATGCTCCTACTTCTGCTGTAACTATGAATAGTCAGAAGCTTACTGGTTTGGCTAACGGAAGTGCTTCAGGTGATGCCGCTGCATTCGGACAGATACCTACTACTCTTCCTCCTTCTGGATCAGCCAGCGGCGATTTAACAGGAACGTATCCAGGACCAACACTTACAGCTACTACTAATGTCAACACAATAGTAAGAGCCAATCGCCTGGATCAAATGGCTAAACCTGCTGCTTCTGTGGATATGAATAATCAGAAAATCATTAACCTGATCAATGGAACATCTCCTACAGATGCTATTACTCTTCAGCAGATACCAGGGTCTCTTCCTCCTACTGGTCCAGCGACAGGTGACCTTACTGGAACATATCCTGCTCCTACTCTGGTAGGAACTACCAATGTCAATACAATCATTCGCGCCAACAGACTGGATCAAATGGCCGCACCAACAGCGGCAGTATCAATGAATGGTCAGAAGTTGACTTCTCTTGGTGCGGCTACTGTTTCTACTGATACTCCACAGTTCGGTCAGGTTCTTCCGCTAACAGGTGGAACAGTAACAGGAACTCTGACTGTAGTAGAGAACAATATCAATGTGGATGTTGCTCAGGGAATATCTGCGGGAGTATCCACGGGATTACTCAGTGGTGGAGCAATGTCTATAAATGGCGGTAATCCAGCAGCAGTAGATATTCAACCATTCGTAGGTTATGTAGTGGACTATGTTACTTCTCCTACTACACCCACAGTACGGAGAGTTTCTACCGGAACCGTATCGACAATAGTTCTTTCTGGTGGATCTCTTGCTAATGGTGTTACTTATCTCTCTGTGGATAAGACTGGTACGTTCTTTCAGACTGCTGCTGTCCCTAGTCCTGACGATATGCGTAACCGTATTCTGTTTGGCGCCACGTTGAATAACATCGGGGTAAGTATTAATGCTGTAGAAATGTTTCCTTCTATTTTGCCTAATCCTCTACAACAGATTTATGACTTGATGGAGGCTATAGGCCCATTTAATACTTCGGGCAATATTATTACTGCACCTAATGCCAATTTAACTATTAGTCAGTCATCTGGAACTATATTTAACAGAAGCCTAAATTGGGCTAATGATCAAAATAGTCCACATATAGGTTCAACAACAGCTCAAGCTGTGGCATCTTTCCGTTATGGTACTGCTACTAGTACCACCTTTGGATCTATTACAACAAATATAGATCCAGGACACTATGATAATGCCGGAGTAATAACAGCAGTTCCTGTAGGTAAGGCTACTATTCAAAGAATATGGATATCTCTTGCTTCTCCTGTTGCGAATCAAATAGGTATTCAATATGGTAATACTCTTTACAGTAATTTAGGTACAGCCCAATCTGCTGCGGGACTTGCGTATAATGCTCCTAATCCGCAATTTGTGGCCAATGCTGCCCTAGTAGCTTATCTATGTGTTCTTCAAAATGCTACAACTCTTAACAATACTGCACAGGCTATAATAATACCAGCAGGAAAATTCTCTACCTTCTAAGGAAATACTATGGCATTTGATTTCTTTGCTCAGGATGATGATGGTGATTTAATCACTAATCCTATGTGCAATGTGTTCCAGGCTGTTACTGACTCCAGTGGTAATTTCTCTGTAGATGTCACTAATGACAACTTGACTAATGTATATACTGCCCATGTTTCTCCTAAGGCAACAGGATCAGCAGTAACAAATATGATGGTTGCCAATATTACTACTCTCACCACAACAACTGTTGCGGGCACTGTTTATGAATTTACCAGCCTATTAGGAGTTCTGGGATTAACTGCTGCAACCAGTAAGACAGTTTATGTAACAGTTATTGCAGATCAATCGTAATTAAAGTTATGGTAATCTGAGTACCAAGAGATACTAATTCGGCGAATATAGAAACGGATCCAAATGTCAGCAGTAGCTTTCTACTCTCCATCTATGAGAGCAGCTTCATCAGACCTAGCGATAGCAATTTCGCCCCTAGGTCTAGTTGAATTGTCTGATGAAGAATTCGAAATGCACGGCCCAAGACTCAACCGCTATGCCGAATACTGGGCTTGGTATCTAGGACATCACTGGGGAACTCGTAGAGAGTTCGGAGATCCTCAACTTACCTTTAATTACATCAAGGCTTTCGCCGATTACATCAATAACTTCTGCTTCTCCAGAGGCATCGCTTTTGATGTTGCCAAAGAATTTGAACACATTGTCCCTGCACTCCTGAAGCGTATATGGCAACAGGATAATAACATGAAGGCGATAACGTGGGAGATGGGGCAACAGGGTGGTGTCTCTGGAGATTGCTTTGTCAAGGTTGCTTATGAGCCTGCTTGGCAGGATGAAGCAGATAACTGGCATGCAGGGAAAGTTAGAGTTATTCCTTTGAACTCTGCTTTCTGTTTCCCTACCTGGCATCCGCACGATAGAGATCGCTTGTTAGAGTTCAAACTTAAGTACCGTTTTTGGGGTACGAATACAGAAGGTACAAGATCTGTCTATACCTACACAGAACTGATTCGTGCGGATATTATCAGAGAATTTGTCAATGATGAATTGATTGATGAGAGACCTAATGTTCTGGGAGAGATCCCTATTGTACATATAGCTAATCATCCTGCTTCTGGATCTCCCTGGGGAATGTCTGATGTCCAGGATCTTATTTCCTTGAATAGACAGTATAATGAAACTGCTACTGATATCGCAGATATTGTCAATTATCACGCGGCTCCTATTACCGTAGTTATTGGAGCAAAGCCTTCTCAGCTTGAGAAAGGTACGAACCGTGTATGGTCTATTGGTAATAAGGATGTAGATGTACATAATCTAGAAAACGGCGTAGAACTAGACGGACCCCTTGAGACTCTTCAGATGTTGAAGATAGGTATGCACGAAATGGTGGGTGTTCCTGAGTCAGCTCTTGGACAGTCACAGCCTATTTCCAATACTAGTGGAGTGGCTCTTGCTATACAATTCATGCCACTTATGCAAAAGTTTGAGCTAAAGAAGATACAATATGGTAAAGGGTTAAAGAAGATAAATGAAATGGCTCTTCGCACATTGTTTATCTTTGAGCCTGATTCAACTTTGTATGACCCGGATACAGAAGGTGTTATACAACCTGGGCAGCCTTTCCAGTTAGATCCTTCAGATCCACTGGTTTATTTCTGTGATATTGA